TTCTTATGAGGCTATTGCTGAGAGCGTGAGACTGTATTATGAATACGCAGAAAGAGAGTCTGTTGACGGAAAGAAAATTGTCATAGACAAGAAAAAGGTTATCAGAGAAAACCTAGTTAAGGCTCTCGTTGAACTTGAAGAGAGTGGCTTTGAGGGTATCAACTGGACAAAGCGTCAAGATAGTCTTGAAAAGACGAAAGAAGGAAAGGTCTACAAGCAGACCCAGAAACTATTTGCTGGTTCTGGTGACACGCTGATGACTATTGATGCTCACAACATCTGGGACTTTGAAGGCACTCACTTTAAGGTCATCGAAGAAGGCGTTTGGGCTGATGACTCTGCCCTTATCCTTCGTGATATGCGTACTGGTGAGGCTATCCTTACAAAGCCAATGAAGAAAGAAGGGTCTAGTACTGCTTCTAATTCAGAAAGACAAAGGATTATCAGAGAGTTTCTCTCTGAAGCCACACACTCTATTGTAAAGAGACAGCCAGCAACCGCTCTGTCTATGAACTTTGGTCAAGTACACGGACCTGTTAAGGAATATGTCATTACAAAATGGCTTGCAGATGACAAACAGGCTAATGTCGGTATGCTTGGTGGACAGGACTTTTCTAATTTTGCATTGTACAAACAGGGCAACCATTATGTTGCTGTAAGGAAGTACGAAAACTATCTTATTGATGAGGCTCTTCCTAAGAGAGATGGAGAAACAGATAGGAAAAGAGGACGAGGTGACATTGATACTCAGCAGAGAATTGACCAACTTGAGCGTGACTTTGCCAATGGAGTTGTTGAAAGAACTGTTCCGTCTGGAAAGAACAAGACTTCTATTGTTAAGCGTAAGGGTTCTGCCGATGAACTCGCAACGCTCAGAGAGCAGATTACAGACCTAAAGGGTAAACTCTTTACTGATAGGGGTGTCATCCTTGAGATGGGACAGGATGGAAGTGTTACTGTTATTGATACTCCTCATACTATGCTTGAGATGGCTACGGCTATCAAGAACCTTAAGAAAGGTAACCTTAACACAAAGTCTTTTGATGCTTATGTGAAAGAGATGTACCGCACATTCCATTATAAACTTAAGGCTTTCAAAGAAAAAGAAGCGGGTAGAATTGATAAAGTTTTAGACCCCAAGGAAGGAAACCTTGTTAAGATTAAAAAGTTACAGGCTGAAATTGATAAGCACCAAAGTGAAGTAAGAAACCTGTATATGGAGCGTTACAGAAAACTTCGTAAGGAAAGGTACGCAGACGGCAAGGAAGCATACCCAGAAGAAATGTGGTCTCCGTCTGATATGGTAAAGGAAGTTGAAAAGCAGATTGATGCAGACATCAAAAATGCAGACCAAAATGTACGCAATGCACAGAACAGAATCTATGCACTAGAACAGAAACTTCTGGACTTGGGTGCATTCCCAGAGTTCTCGAAGATGTCTATGTCTGAACAGCAGACTTGGCTGGCACAGCAGGATAGATACTCAAAGGAAAATGGAGTAGGCGGTAAGTATGACACAGCCAACTGGCTTGATACCAAGATGCCTATGTTGCAGGGAGAGCCTACAATGGATTACATTGTAAGAATTAGAAAAGAAAGACAGGCTCAGTCACAACTTCTTATTCAGCATCAAGGTGCTTATGACGGAATGAAAAACCTTCTGGATTACAATAAGTTGAATCTTGAAAAGGTTAAACTTAAGGTTCAGTTCCTTGCTCAACAATACGCAGAGGCTAGTGGAATTAAGGTTACACAGGGATGGCTTAAAGGATTGGTTGATGGAGGAAAGGACGAGATGTGGACTAGCGTAATCAATATGGGTAAGATTAAGAACCTTACTGGTGGTAAGGCTATGACACCCAGATACCTTCCAGATACTGAAGGCGTTGTAGGAAAGAAGTCTTCTGCTGTTACTGTGAAGGATATGCATACAGCATTCCTTGAAGGTATGATGACTGCTTCAGACAACTGGAGAGGCATTACTGGTAGCAGACTTGAACGGATTAACTTGCTCCTTGATAGGGCTGAAAAACAGGCAGACAAAGGACCAAAGGAACCTCGCCCTGTTAGACCAGAAGGTATGAAGGATGCTGAGTGGACGCTTACACAGGAGTATTATCTAGCCAAGAAACACGCTCGTGAGTTTGGTGCTACACACACGCTACCATTGTTTAAAGAATGGGTTAAGATGAACGCTGAGAAGTTCCCTAAACTTGCTGTTGAAGTTATTGGAAAGAAGGGTGAAGAAACTACAAACATCAGAAGTCAACTTCGTGTTCACCAGAGACCGCAGGATGTTAATCTTAATGTTGAAGCAATGCTTAGGGATGTTTCCGCTGAAAGAGGTCTTATGTTTGAAGACATTATGGAGGCTGGTAGGCAGAAGGCTAGACCCAGCACAGAGTTTAACCTTGGAGATGACCTTAACACAGTTCTTGAAGGAAGCAGTCTTAACCACGCAGAAGGTGCTTGGGTTCAAGACCCAATTAATAGAAAAAAGGTAGAGGAACTACAGCAGAGATGGAAAGAAGACAGACAGGATGACAGACTTAAGGCTGACAACAAGTTCGTTGAAGCCGTTAAGGAAGAACATTTCAGAAGTGTTGTCGGAAAAGATGGAAGAGAAATTCTAGATTCCATTGACAAGATTGAGTCACTTCAAACACAGGCTTACAAACTTTACAGAATCGTTGATGAGTTGGAATTCCAACAGCATCAGTTGTCGATTACTGGAGATAAGGATGGAGAGATTCCTAACCTTAAGGCTAAACAAACTGCATACGAAGAGAGAATTTATAAACTCAATTCTGAAATCAAACCGCTTGAGGTTCGAATTCAGCAGACGATTGACATCACCGCTGTAAAGGAAAAGCAGGATGCAGTTGCTAGAATGAGTGAACCGCTAAGGAGAATTGAAGAAAACATTACTAGTCTTCGTGCAGAGTTTGATGCCAGAAATCTTTTAATTCAAAAACTCAATCCTCCAGCAGTTCCTGTTCCAGAAGGTGGTCCCGCTGGTAGCAGAGCACAGATTGAAAGAGCGACTGCCCTTGCACAGAATGCAAAGAGACCTACTCGTGCTCAATACGAAGAGATTAAAACTGCCAAGCAAGAGATGGCTGAGATTCAAAAGGAAATCCACGCTGAAGAGGCTAAGGCTATCCCGCTTAGAAAGGCTATCAAGGATACAGGAGTTGAAGCAGGTGAATGGAAGTATCCGAAGGGAAGCGTAGAGACAGACATCTCTCCTGTCCAAATTGCTAAGTTCAATAACCCCGCATACCAAATGGTTATCGATATGGTAAACAAGAAGAGGCAGAACATTGATGCATATCTTCTGCAAAGAGAGAGAACCCTTAATGAAAGAAAGCAGTTGGCTGAGTCTCACGCTACAGACTATGCAAAGCATCTCGCTACCTTTGACGCTAGAGCCAAGCAACTTGGATACAGTTCTTCCAGTCTTATCGTAAGCCCGAACAACCCTAGAACGCATCAAATCTATCTGGCATTCCCGAAGATTTCCTACGACCTGTATGGTTCTATGCACCCGCTTGATTGGAGTGGTAGCGAGTGGCAGATTGGAACTACTGCTAGAGGAGAGAAGACGATTAGTTTTGGTAGTTCAAACGACCCAGCCTATGTCCTGTACAACAAGGAAGTACAGGGAGGAAGAAAGATTTACACGCTGGCTGACTATATGTTCTTTGCCCAGAAGAAGGCTGAATACCATATCGCTAACCCAGATATGCCTATCTCTGCTGAAGATGCTATGCTTATCAGAACGCTTGTTCCTCCAGATGTGTATGTCATTCCGAAGAACAAGGCTGATACTATTATCGATAGCCATTGGAGAGAGATTAAGAGAATCAAATCTGGCATTCTTGATAACCTTGATGTCCCTTCTAACGCAAAGGCACTTGTTACTAGGTTTGTTGAGGATGGTCTAGACCTAGTGATTGGAAGAAGACAGGATAGAATCAATGCCTTTAAGAGACTTGAAGGTCTTAGTGATGCTGAGTTCCTTGACCGCACAAAGGATATGACTCCAGAGCAGGTAGACCAGATGACCTTTAAGAAGGAGTATATTGAACAGGCTTACTACTGGCTACAGGATGCAAAGGATGTTGGTGGATTCATTTACCTAACTGAGAATACTGCAACCTACGAGAAGCAAGACCCTAAGAATAAGAATTCTACAAAGCCCTTCCTTACGGAAAAACTTTCTATCCAGAGCATCATTGAGATGGATGGATTCCTTGCTCAGTTGCAGGAGTCTATGGACAGAAGAAAGATTTCTAGTATGTTTGATACTAAGCCGTACTCCAAGACGCTGTACGAGGCTCTTCCGATTCAAGAAAGAGTTAACCTTGACGCTACTGTTGTGCAGAAACTTGCCCTAGAAAACGATGCTGGTGTCCTTAGACATCAAGGTCTCCTTGAGGCTGAACGCAGAGGCAACCCGCAATGGTTCCCCGACCAGCAGAAGGACATTCAGTACACAGGTAATGATGCTGACAGCATTCGGCTTGAGCACGAGCGGGTTGAGTCACTCCTCAAGAAGGTTGGTGCTGTTGAGGCTTCAGTTGCTATGTATAAGGGTGAGGTAACTAATTTTATTTCAAAAAGACCTTGGGCTTTAGACCATTTGCTCTCCCTCAAGGATGATGGCGTTCATTTCTCTAATCTTGTGTGGAAAGATGGAGATGTAACTACTCGTGCTGACTCTATGCGTACTTCCAATGATGGAAGATACATCATTAAGAGAGAGCCTTACGGAAAGGATTTCAGATATCAACTCTACTACATCGGGGAGACATTCCTTGGTGCTGATGGCGTAAAGATTTACGAGATTCCCACCTCTCAACTTGGTACATTCAGCGACACCACACAGGCACAGGTGATGGCTAGGTTTATTGAAGACGATATTGTCAGACTTCGTACACTACAGAGCCTTGTTAAGGGTGGTAATGACAACTATTCCCCGACAAAGGTATTCAACACATTGATTCCGTTCAGTTCTACAAAGGCTGGGCATATCCTTGGGTCTCTTGCTGAAGTCCCAGCATTTTCTGGTGCTGTCATTAGAGCCTATGAAGCACACGGTGGTAAGCCAGAACACGCCAGCACTATGAAGAAAATCCTGTCACCGTTGCAGGACTTTGGTGAACTTCAGTACTTTGCCGTCAACGGCAACGGTCAAGTTGTTTTAAAGACAAGAATCATTACTCCTAGTGTTGAAGGAACCCTTAAGAAGTACTTTGACCTGTCATACACAGCAGATGGTCACAAGACTTGGACATCTAAGGATAGAACTCAGACCAGCCCTGCCCCTGCCAACACAGAGCACACGGCTCCGACTGCCAGCAACCCTGCACTAGAAACACCAACAGTTCACGAGCAGAAACTTGCAGACATTACTTCCTTTGAAGCCATCTCTAATGTGCAGGTTGAAGGTCAGAACTTCCAGCAATGGGAAGTCATCCGCAACAAACTGAACTACCAGATTATCCGAACAAAGGTTAACGGAACCCAGCAGTTTAAGTTGTTCAATCAGTCCTCATTGTTCATTGGTCAATTCCACCACGAGCAAGAGGCTGTGGATGAAATTTTCGCAAAAGAGTTTGCCGAGAAAGGACTAAAGTATGTCCGATAATCAATCAATTGAGGCTGTCCTTGAGGACTTCAAGAAGGGTGGCTGGATTATGGCTGTCCTTGGAGGGCTTGGGATGCTCGCTAGGCTCATTTTGACCAACGAGGAGTACAAGGTAGCCATCTGGACAAGAAAAGTCATTGCAGGTGGCATTGTGGGGGTAATCAGTTACTTTGCCCTGTATGGGGTCTCCATTGACCCAATGTACAAGTCCGTATTGTGCTCTATTTCTGGTTCTATTGCACCAGAACTGTTTGAGTATGTGCGGAGAAAATTTATACAAAAAGCGAAATAATTATGGCTAATCTAAAACCAGACGAACTGCCCATTTCTGGAGAAGGTTCTATTGATACAGAACTCTTAAGAGACAAATATACAGGAAGACAGCGTCTTTTCTGGAACCAAGAAAATCAAAGTGGAAGAAAATGGGACAGAAAGGAACTTACATATAAATCTCCAAATCTGCAATTAGACCCAAGAGTTCAGTATCGAACTGCTGGACCTAATGCATATGAAGATTTTCTTAAAACTGGAATTGTAAGAGGAACTTGGCAAGACAATGACGGAAGTCACGCAAAACTTTTTATGTCTCAAGGTGCTCCTCTTTGGTCTTATGGAGAAAATGCTTTGGAAAAAGGGCAAAATGCTTATCTTTTTGCAACACTTGGCGAAGACTGGGGAAATAGAGATTCTGATGTTAAGTTAACTCCTCACGATGTTGAACAACTTGATTTAAAACAGTTTGAATTAACAACAGCATTTACAAAAGAAGAGCACAAACAAATTGATGCTCTTAGAAAAACGATAAGAGACCTTAGAGATAAAGCCATTCTTGATGAAAAGAAAACTGGCTTGATTGTAGAAAGCCATACAGATGAAAATATTGATTATCTTTTAAGAAAACACGAAGGAATTATTGATAGAATTTCTTCAAGTATGAAGGATGTAAGAAAACTTAGAGATTCAAAAAGAATTAATGACTCACATCCGATGTCTGCTTGGCAGGATATACTTGAAGGAAAACATTCTGGTGTAAATGCAAGTGGAAATCCTAGAGCGTATCAACTATCGGCAGGTGGTGCTCATAAACCTAAGCGTTATGCTGGAGCAATTGAACTTCCAGCGGAACAAGGA